GACCGCCAGGCGCGTCGGCCAGCGCGTCCAGTTCGGCGCGCGGCGCGGTGCGGGCCAGCGCGCGTTCCAGCGCGGTGCTGTTGGGCGGCAGCAGGCGCGCCGGATCGGCTGCAGGCAGGGGCAGCGGCGCCGTGGCGCCGGCCAGCGCGGCGGCGGCCAGTGCGCCTGCCGCCGCGAACGCGCCGGCCTCACTGGCGCGGATGTCGCCGGCTACCATGCCACACCGCCATCGCGGATCTCTACGCCGCCCGCTTCGACATACTCGTTGGGCGCAACGCTCACGCCTTCCGTATCGAGCTGCACGCGGGAGACGCCTTCAACGTGCAGGCGCCCCGCCAGCCAGGAGGCGGACAGGTCGCGCCCCAGGCGCGCATGCTCGGCGATCTGCAGCGGTAACGCTGCCTGCAGCTGCGCCGCCAGGTCCAGCGGTGCGGTGCTTTCGCGGTAGATGGTGGCCTTCACCGCGAGCGGACGCGCCTGCGCCAGCACCACCGTCAGCGGTACGCCGAGCGGCTTGGCGTCGTCAGCGGCGAAGGCTTGCTGCACATCCGCCAGCACGCTGCCGCCATCCGCGCCCGCCTCCGGCCACACGGCCAGCGCCACGCTGCCGGGCGTGGCCGGCATGATGGCCGCATCGTGCACTTGCGGGCTGGCCGACAGCGCCACGTAGCGGTACTGCTCGGGCGTGCCGTTGCCGGCCAGCGCGGCGATGCGCAGTTGCGTGCGCAGCCGCAGGCGCTCGTCGCTTTCGCCCTCGCTGTCCTCCACGCCCTGCGCTTGCAGGCGCGCCACGTTGTAGAACGCCGCCGCATGGTCCAGGTCCGTTCCTTCGGCGTAGGCGATCAGGTTGGCGCGCGCCGCATCGTTGATGCGGGCGCGGATCTGCAGCTCGCGGTAAGCCGCCAGTTGCAGCAGCTTGACCACCGGATCCGATTCCAGCGCCGCGTTCCAGTCCTGGCCCATGTTGGCGCGGAAGCCGGCCAGCATGTCCTGGTAGATCTGCTCGAAATCGAGCGCCTCCACCACGTCGGGCGGAGGCAATTGTGTGAGGTCGATGATGCTCATGTCTGCACTTCCATAATCATGCTGGTCCCCAGATAGACGCCGCTCAGCTTGAGCGTGACGCTGCCATCGATGACCGACTCCACCGAGACCGCCTGCAGCTGCAGGCGCGGTTCCCAGCGGCCCAACGCGCGCGCCACTTCGGCCTGCACCGACGATTTCCAGCCGGCCGTCAGCGGCAGGTCCACCATGCGCGGCAGCTCCGACCCGTACTCGGGCTTTTCACGGCGGCTGCCTTGCGGCGTGGTCAGGATGTCGCGCACGCTCTGCAGCAGGTGGGCCACGGCGGTGAGCGGCCGGCCGGTGTGCCGGTCCATGCCGACGATGCCCATGGTCAGGCAGCCGCGCGGACCACGGGCACGCGCTGGAATTCGGTGTGCTGGTCGAGGTGCGCAATCAGTTCGGGACTGGCGGCGGTGATATGGCCGTGCAGCACGCGGTGCGTGGTGCCGTTGGCCAGCACGATGCTGCGGCTCTTGTAGGCGGTGTCGCGGAAGACGACCGGAGTTTTAGGTTCGGCTTTTGCCATGAATAGCTCCTTGAGGACGAAAAAAAACCCGCACGCGGCGGGTCGGTTTGAAACAATTGAATCAATCTGAAAAACTAGTGCTTGTGGTGGTTGCTGTTGCCCCCGCCGTCCATGACGGCGCCGGCGGCGTCGACGTTGCCGTCGACTTTAAGGTTACCTTTGAATGTGGCGTTGGGCGCGTCCACCACCAGCGCGGCGCACTTGAGCGTTACCGTGCCGCTGCTTTCCACACTGATGCTCTTGCTGCCGCTCGCCTTGAGCGCGCCGGCTTCCCAGTCGTATTCGAGCAGGCAGCCGTCCGGCATGCGCCAGGCCATAGCCTTGGGACGCGCATCGCCGGCCTGCGCATGCTGCTCGGTGTAGAAGCCAGGCAGCACAAAGCCGCCCGCAGGTTCGCCGGACGGCGCCACGATCAGCGCCTGCTCGCCGACCGAGGGCGCGCGCCAGTGCCGCGTTTCGCCCGCGCCCAGGCTCAGCCAGGGCAGCATGGCCGAGATCCACGGCCCCACCTGCACGCGGCAGCGCGCATTGGCGTGGTCCACTTCGGCCACCGTGCCGGCCTGTATCAGCGCGGCCAGGCGGCGGTCCAGTTCCGCTATTGCGTAGTCCATGCCGCCTCCGTCAGAATGCCGGCGCAGCGCCGGCCGGCCAGTAATGCGCTTCGCGGCCGGTGCCGGTGTCCGGCGCCAGTCCCAGCATCAGGGCCGCGCCGCTGCTGTCTTCATACGGCCACGCCGGCTGGCCCAGGTCGATCTCGTGGGTCCATTCCAACAGCCAGGCCAGCTGGCCCGCCGCAGCCAGGTCCGCGTCCGGCGCGGGCGAGGCCTGCGCGAACTGCGCGGCGCCGATGGCCAGGTTCCAGGTTTCGTGGTGGATGGCCAGCGCCAGCCGCGCCGCCAGGGCGCGCACCTGCAGCGCCGCGCCGGCAGCCGCCGCGTCGCAAACGATGCGGGCCTGGAAGCGCGCCTGCAGGCCCATTTCGCCATTGCCCGGATCGCGCGCCGCAGCCAGTTGCGCCAGTTCGATCAGCACTGCAGGCAGCGCCGGTGCGGCGCCGCTGGCGGGATAATGCGCCACGGTGGGCACGTCGTGCAGCTTGGCGGCGAGGCCGGCGCGGATCGCCTCGTGCAGCTGTTCTATGGTTTGTAATGGTTCACTCATGCCGCACACTCCTGAGGCGAAAAAAAACCCCGTGCGGCAAAACCGGACGGGGAAATAAAAAAGCCCGCTTAAGCGAGCTTTGGTTGCAATTACTGCGATGATGACTGAATCATATAGGCGCTGTAACACGCCGTCAAGCCCTTTTTCAAAAATTATTCAAAAAAGTCGCCGACCACGCCCTGCTCGCGCAGGTACGGCTCCAGGCGGTCCAGCGCCACCTGTTCCAGTTCACGCAGGCGGGTGCGGATTTTTTCAAAGGCGCGCGCATACGTCATATGGTTGCCACCGAAATTGCCGGCCAGTTCACGGAAGCTGATCTCCATCTTCTGGTGGTTCGCATACAGCTTGCCGATCATGCAGTCCACCGCGAACGGCTTCACTGCCGGGAAGGACGGCGCCAGCCAGTCCGACAGCCCCTTGATCGCCTCGATGCGTTCGGCCGAGAAGGCGAAACGGCGGTTGCCCTCCCCGTCTTCCACTTCGGTATGGCCGTAACGCGCCTGCAGCGCCCAGGCTTCCATGCGCGGCAGCTTGCTCTTCACCGCGTGCACGATCAGCGCGCATTGGGCGCGCACCTCCAGCGGGCTGAGTCCCGCAAAATTGACGCGGCGCGAACTCTGGCCGCGCAACTGCTCCAGCCAGGCGCGCTGCTCGGTGCCGGGATTGGCCGCGCTCTCCAGCATCCTGATCAGCATCTTGCGCAGCGGCGCGTCCTGCGGCGCCTCCTGCCCGGTAATCATGTACGCCACGTGCACTGCCTGTCCCGCGCTGGTGAAAATTGCGTCTTTATTCATCGTATCCACTGCCATCATCTGTCTGCCCTCCTGGTTGTTCAGCTTGCTGTAGGGAACAATATATACGAGAATGAATACACACTCAATACGTGAATGAATAAATATTGCGCTTATCTATCCACGCATGTATAGTGTAGCCATGGATATCTCTAGCCGGCTGGAATCAGCCATGAAAGCAGCGGGTTACGAATCGCAAAGCGCGCTCTCGCGCGCTTCCGGCGTGCCGCAACCCACCATCAACCGCATCCTCAACGCGGTGGGCAAGAAGGGGCCCGAAGCGCACACGCTGGTGCAGCTGGCTGCCGCCTTGAACGTCACGTTTGAATGGCTGCACGAAGGCATCGGCCAGCGCGAGCGCGGCGCGCCGCCGGCCGGCGTGCTGCCCGCGCAGTACACCCAGGTGGTGGTGGCGCCGGAGGACGACACGCGCTTCTACCAGATCCAGAAGGTCAAGCTGCGCCTGTCGGCCGGCATCACCGGCTTTGCGGTGGAGCCGGAAACCCACGACGGCAGCACCCTCAGCGTGCCGCGCCACTGGGCCGACCGCAACGGCTACAACCCGGAGCGGCTGATCGGCATCAAGGTGCGCGGCGAGAGCATGGAACCGTCGCTGTTCGAGGACGACCTGGTGATCATCAACACGGCCGACAACAAACCGGTGGATGGTGTAGTGTTTGCTGTGAATTACGAAGGTGAGCCGGTAGTAAAACGCATGTCGCGCGACGCCGGCCAGTGGTGGCTGACTTCCGACAATCCGGACCAGCGCAAATACCACCGCAAGGTCTGCCGCGGTTCGGACTGCATCATCATCGGCCGCGTGGTACGCAAGGAGAGCGACCGTATCTGATGCGCGCCGTACACGCTTGCAACACACGTCTCGTCTTCCCTGAGAAATAGGCTTAGAATCAGTTCAAAGAGTTGCGCCAAAAAAAGCAATATACCTTGGGGGGATACATCGTGAACGTACATTCGTGGCTCGATCGGCTGCTGCTTTGGCAGAAATTCATTGTCCTCAGCGTGATCGCCCTGCTGCTGGCCAGCATACCGACCGCGCTCTACCTGCGCGAGGCGGATAAGACACTGGACGCGGCGGAGCGGGAAACCGCCGGCCTGGCGCCCAGCGCCGCTATCCTCAAAGTGATCCAGACCACCCAGCAGCACCGCGGCCTGGCCGCGCTGGCGTTGGGCGGCGTGGCGGGGGCGCAGGAAAAGCGCGACGCCAAGCAGCGCGAGACGGACGAGGCCTACGAGAAGATGGACGCCATCATCCGCAGCTTCAACAACAAGGCCATCGAGCAGGCATGGGAAGCGCCCAAGCGCGACTGGGCCACCCTGCGCGGGCAAGTCACCAGCCGCAGCATCTCGGTGCCGGACAGCTACACCGCGCACACCGCGCTGGTGCCCAAGCTGCTGGTGGTGAACGACCTGATCGGCGACCTGTTCGGCCTCAGCCTGGACCCGGACCTGGCCAGCTACCAGCTGATCCAGGCCATGTACTACCAGCTGCCCTACCTCACCGAGGAAACCGGCAAGATGCGCGCCAAGGGCGCCGGCATGCTGGCCAAACAGGAAGCATCGCTGGAGGACAGGATGGCGCTGGCGGCCATCGCGGCGCGGGTCAACGACAGGATCGTGCAGACCGCCACCGCTTTCAATAAATCGGTGGCCGCCGATCCATCCATCAAGGACAAGGTCGGCGCACAGTGGCAGGAAGCGCAGGAGCTGACGCTGAAAACCATGCAACTGGCCACCGACCAGATCGTGCGCGCCGAGACCTTGAGCTATCCCGGCACGGACTATGTTGCCGCCACCACCAAGGCCATCGACGCGCAATTCGCAGCCAACCAGGCCGCCAGCAAGGAGCTTGAATCCATGCTGAAAGAGAAGGTCGCCAGCCTGCGCAGCACGCGCTGGACGATGATCGCCGCCATGCTCGGCCTGATCGTGCTGGCCGGACTGGTGGCGCGCCTGATCGCGCGCTCGGTCAGCGTGCCGCTGGAGCACGCGGTGCAGATCTCGCAGCGCATTGCGCAGGGCGACCTGACGGCCAGCTTTACTCTCGAAGGCCGCAGCGAAACCGCGCAGCTGATGCGCGCGCTGAAGGAGATGAACGACAGCCTGGTCAACATCGTGGGCAGCGTGCGCGGCAGCATCGACACCATCGGCTTTGCCTCCAACGATATCGCCAGCGGCAACTCGGACCTGTCCTCGCGCACGGAGGCGCAGGCCTCCAACCTGGAGGAAACCGCCGCGTCGATGGAGCAGATCACCTCCACCGTGCGCCAGAGCGCCGACAACGCGCGTCAGGCCGATGAACTGGTGAGCAGCGCCACGGCGGTGGCCAGCAAAGGCGGCCAGGTTGTGGAACAGGTGGTGCAAACCATGGGCGCCATCAACGACAGTTCGCGCAAGATCGTGGACATCATTGGCGTCATCGACGGCATCGCCTTCCAGACCAACATCCTCGCGCTCAACGCGGCGGTGGAGGCGGCGCGCGCGGGCGAACAGGGGCGCGGTTTTGCCGTGGTGGCGTCGGAAGTGCGCAACCTGGCGCAGCGCAGCGCCAGCGCGGCCAGGGAGATCAAGGACCTGATCAGCGACAGCGTGCAGAAGGTGGACGCGGGCAACGTGCTGGCGGCCGACGCGGGCAAGGCCATGGGCGAAGTGGTAGCCAGCGTGCGCCGCATCACCACCATCATGTCCGACATCGTGCACGCGGCGCAGGAACAAAGCGCCGGCATCGAACAGGTAAACCAGGCCATTACGCAGATCGACGAAATGACGCAGCAGAACGCGGCGCTGGTGGAAGAAGCCGCCGCCGCGTCGGAAAGCCTGCGCCAGCAGGCCGGCGCGCTGTCCGAAGCGGTGGCGGTATTCACGTTGCATGAACACGACGCTGCGCGTGCCGCGCCCTCGCCCGCGCGCTCCCCGGCGCGCCAGCTGGTACTGTCGAAACGCCCCAGGACTGTCTGATTTTTCACTGATTTCTGCGGATTCTGTTCAATCCTGGACAGAATCCGCAGCGCTGTCCCAAACGGGACAAAACGAAGCGGTTTATAAGCTTTGCCTCTTAATCTCCAAGTAAATTCGAATTTGTCGGGCAATCGGGCCTGCGGCATAGTGGCGCGCACCACCATGCTTAATGAGGCCCCGCATGAATCACCTGAACCAGCTCCTGCTGATGCTTGCCATGGGCGGCACCGCCGCCGCGCACGCATCCGAAGCGGACCACCGCGAATTTGAAGCCACGCTGCACGTGCCCTACCGCGCCATGCCGGCGCCGGACGGCACGCAGCAGGAAGCGCGCACCTTCACGCTGGAATTCAGCTATCCGCATGTGCAGCGTCCGCAGTCGGTGTTGTGGCTGGTGGAGCTGGTGGGCCCGGACGGCGACACCGTGCAACGCTGGCACGGCATGGAACGCCTGTTCAAGGCGCCGGTGCAGGTGCAGGTGGACTGGAGCGCGCAAAACGGCCGCGCCGCGATGCCCGAAGGCGTTTACCGCGTGCGCATGCGCGCCGTGGCGCAGGATGTCCGCGCAGTGAAAGGCAGCACCGAGGATGCCGTGCTGCAGGCGCTGGCCGCCGAAGGCGATGAGGCGCACGAGCAGGAATGGGAACTGGCCGTCGGCGGCAGCGGCAACGCCCCCGCCATGCCGGCCTTCAGCGCCATGCCCACCGGCCCGGCCAGCGCCGCCCGCGCCCGCGCGGATGCCCGCGCAGCGCAGGCAGCGCAGGCAGCCGGGGCGGCGCCGCAGCGCCTGCGCCAGGGCGCTGCGGCAGCCACCGCCTCGCTGCCCTACACGGTCTACTTCGGCAACCTGCACAGCCAGACCAACCATAGCGACGGCGGCGGCGCGCTGGCCGCCTGCACCGGCGCGCAGGCGCCGCAAAGCGCAGCCTA